GCTTGCAGGTTTTTTCGTTAGTGACGGTATGCCAAAAGGCGATACACTAAGAATAGCTATAGTACATACAGGTGCAAATTTAATGATGGCAATAGCTTTATTACCTTTTTGTTCGCAGATAGCTAAATATGTCGGGAGATTTTAATGGCTAAAACTAAATCTACAGTGAATAAGGCAGGTAACTACACTAAACCAGAAATGCGTAAACGCCAGTTTAACAGAATAAAAGCTGGCAGTAAAGGTGGTAAACCTGGGCAGTGGTCAGCACGTAAAGCACAGATGTTGGCCTCTGCCTATAAAAAAGCAGGTGGAGGATACACATAATGATGAAATATTTAAAAAGGCTTTGGTGTGCTTTGACAAATCGTAAGTGTCATCCAGCGTGTGACTGTTGTTGACATGTCTAAAGCTAAGTCACAACAAAGCTTAGACAAATGGACAAAGCAGAAATGGCGTACTAAGAGTGGGAAGCCTAGTTCTAAAACTGGTGAACGGTATCTACCTACTGCGGCTATTAAGTCTCTTAGCGATGCTGAGTATGCCGCTACAACCAGAGCTAAACGAAAAGGCACTAAGGCAGGTAAGCAGCATGTGGCTCAACCTAAGAAAATTGCAAAGAAAACCGCTAGATTTAGAGCCGCTAGGGGCGGCACTGTAAAACGAGGCAAGAAGTAATGGTTGAGTGTAAGACTTGTGAAACTTTGTATGACACTAATAAATTTACTATGTGTCCTAGATGCGAACAAAAAAGAGTATTTGAAGATGGCCCTTGGAAAGACAATTACGGCCTACGATAAGATAGCTGGAGAGATTATTATGGCGTACAATAAACCTAAAGATTTAACGCAATTTCAACACATCATACCTAGAAAGCTAGGCGATGTTAATGTAGATAAAAAGTATATCAAAAAGAAAAAACCTAAACCTAAAGTTTCTAAAGACAAAGAAGGGCGCTCTGTAATAGAAATGCCAAAAGCTGCAACAAAAGATTTGTAGCGTTTGTAAGGACAACAGTGGAGAGAACGTATTATGAATTTTGTTAAATGGTTAAAAGAGTACGCAATGTGGATATGGCTGTGGGCTGGTCTTACAGCAATGATAATTTGGTTTCTGCCTTGAGTGGTATACCTCCAACGTATTTTGGTTTAAATGAAGCAGGATTACAAACAGCATCACCAGTACCTGCATTTACACCAAACCCTGATAAGATTGTACCCTCGTGGCCTCACGATAGTGCTAAACAACGCATAACTGAAACGCATTCTATGGTTGATAAACGTGCAGATAAGTATATGTATTACTCTGCATACGAGTATCATCCACACAACGCAGCTAAAACAGAACCACAACGAGTAGGTAAAAACGTAGATATTGTGGTTTGGGGATAAACCTACATGCCTATCAACAGAAAGCTCATGACTGAGCTAAAAAAGAAGTATGGCTCTGTAAAGGGCGAAGATATTTACTACGCAATGGAGACAAAGAGAAATGCTAAAAACGCCAAAAAAAGGTCAGGTGGGTCTAAAAAAGCTGCCAAAAGACGTGCGTAACAAAATGGGTTACATGAATAAAGGTGGTATGCCAAAGGGGAAAAAGAAAAACGGTATAGCTGTTATAATTATGGCAGGTGCATCTAATCCACCTACACAAAAGAAAAAGAATAAAAAGAAAAATGGCTAAAAAGAAAGACCCTAAAGTTGGTACAGGTAAAAAACCTAAAGGATCAGGACGCAGATTATACACAGATGAAAACCCTAAAGATACTGTATCCATTAAATTTGCTACAATGGCAGATTCAAAAGCAACCGTATCTAAAGTAAAGAACATAAATAAACCCTACGCTAGAAAAATTCAAATACTTACAGTAGCAGAGCAACGTGCAAAGGTTATGGGTAAAACAGCAATAGCAAACTACTTTAAGAAAGCCAAAGCTGATCTAAGAAAAAAACATAAAAAAGATGATTAGTATAGAAACTGATTTAAAGAATTGGTCACAACAAGTACTGGAAGTTCCTAACCCAGCGCTTAAAGGGTTACCTGCTTGCCCTTACGCTAAACAAGCGTGGAAAGATAAAAAAGTAAAGGTAGTAGAAACTTCAAATGTTTTATACTCCACAAGAGTAGAAGCAAGTGTATTTAAAAACAGTACGTATGAGTTAGTCGTAGTAGCATCTTACGATATACCTTTTTTACATATTTTTAATTCTTATGTAGATGATCTTAACAATGGATACAAAAATCTGCACTTCATGGGGTTTCATCCTGAGTATGGTGCAGAGGAAGCGCAGCTAGATTTTTTGTATGAACACGATTGGGAATCTGGCATAGACAAGGATTACTGTATGATTTTTATACAGTATTTAGATCAAGTAGATGATGCAAGTCAGAAGCTTGAAAAACTAGGATACTACGATGTATATCCTAAAGAAGAGTATGAAGCACTAGTCTTAGACAGGCGTAAACGGAGAAAAACCAATGGCAATGAAACCTAGAGCAATGAAGAAAAAACCTACTATGATGCGTGGCGGCGGTATGGCTAAAAAGAAAACAGCTATGATGCGTGGTGGCGGCATGATGAAAAAAGCTGGCATGAAACGTGGTGGCATGACTAAGAAGAAAAAGTGACAAGTAAACTCACAACGGACATAACTGCAGTTGGTACATCAGATACTGACTGCTACGTTGTGCCTAAAAACTTTAAGTCTATTATTAAAAATTTAATGATTGCTAACAATGATACGAGTGCACGTACATTTACACTTAAAGTTTTTGATAAGTTAGCTAATACAACCACAACAGTTTTAACAAATCATAGTGTAGATACAAAAACTAACACGTCTGTTTTTACTTTAGATAAACCTTTATTTTTACAGTCTGAAGATAAAATAATATTATCAGCTAGTGTTGGCAGTGTTGTAATAGCTCTTATTACTTCAGAGGAGTTTTTAGATCTTACTGCATGACGGATATGCAATACTATCTATATAATAACGCTAAAATTTGTGTATAACTATCTCCGCACTCAAATAAAGGAGGTAGTGTAATGATAAAACGTTTATATAATAAAATAAAGGAAATACAAGAAAAAAGAGTTGCATATTGGCAATTAAGTAATTTGTCAGATAAAGCTCTCAAAGACTTAGGTATTCACAGATCAGAAATCCGTAGTATCGTATACAACGAGAGTTAGTGGAGAGCGTATATGATTGACCCTGTGACAGCATTAGCTGGTGCAAGTGCCGCATTTCAGATGTTGAAAAAAGGCATTGCAGTTGGTAAAGATTTGCAAGACATGGGTGGCACTCTCTCTAAATGGGCTGGGGCGGTTGCAGACTTAGACTTTGCAGACCGCCAAGCTCAAAAACCACCTTGGTATAAAGCCTTAGGGGGTGGTATAGAATCACAAGCTATGGAAATATTTGCAGCTAAACAAAAAGCTGCAGCCATGCGTAAAGAACTAAAAGATTTTATATCTGTTCAATATGGGCCTTCAAAATGGCAAGAAATATTAGAAATAGAAGCGCAACTAAGAAAGCAAAAACGAGAACATGAGTACAGGCAAATGGAAATCAAACAAGCAATCATTGAATGGACGTCGGGTATCCTTTTATTTTTGTGTTGTGTTGGCGCTTTGTTTGGCTTTGTTTGGATAGGAACTAGATAAAATGGCAAGAACATTAACAGAAAAACAGCAAAAGTTTTTAGACGTTTTATTTGATGAGGCTAATGGAGATGTCGTGCAAGCAAAAAAACTAGCAGGGTATAACACCGCTTCTTCTACTGCCATGATAGTTGAAACTCTTAAAGACGAAATAGCAGATAAAACACGTACTTGGTTTGCACGTACCGCACCAAAAGCGGCGATGGCTATGACACAAGCTTTGTATGATCCTACAGAGTTAGGCATAAAAGAAAAGATGGTAGCAGCAAAAGATTTACTTGATCGCGCTGGGCTAGGTAAAGTAGACAAGGTAGATGTAACTTCAGGTGGAGGAGTTTTCTACTTACCGCCTAAGGAAGGTACAAACGAGTAGTATAAGATGTTTAACTACGATAGAGATTTAGGATTTTGGGAGTTACCTAAACCTGATAAAGGAAAAGAAAAAGAGTGGCATGTAGTAGCTAGAACCCAAGGTAGAGTAGTACCTTTTGGTTACAAAGTTGATCCAGAAAATGAAAGATTATTATTACCCATAACTTTAGAGTTAGAAGCATTAGAGCTTGCAAAAAGACACTTAAAGCAGTATAGTTATCGTGAAGTAGCTATCTGGTTATCCAAAGAAACAGGGCGCTACATATCGCATATGGGCTTAAAAAAGAGAATAGAAATTGAGCGTAAGCGTAAAAAAACAGCTACAATTAAACGCAAGCTTGCCAAGAGGCTCCAAGAAACGCTTGCGGAAATCGACAAGCTTCAGAAAAAAAGTATCGGAACCTACACCCAAGCTTGAACCTGAGGTAATTCCAGCGCAGGTAGTAGCAGAACCGTTTGACGTAGAAGAAGCACAGAACGTTGTATTCAAGCCAAACCCAGGCCCCCAGACAAACTTCTTGAGTGCATCAGAACGTGAAGTGCTTTATGGGGGAGCAGCAGGTGGTGGCAAATCATATGCCATGCTTGCTGACCCTCTACATGGATTAAATGACCCAAACTTTAGTGGGCTATTAGTAAGACACACTACGGAGGAATTACGTGAGCTTATTCAAAAATCGCAAGAGCTTTATCCCAAGGCTATACCCAATATCAAATGGTCTGAACGAAAGTCTCAATGGGTATCACCCAAAGGTGGAAGACTATGGATGTCCTACTTGGATAAAGATACTGATGTTACCCGTTATCAAGGTCAAGCGTTTAATTGGATAGGATTTGATGAGTTAACACAATGGCCTACTAGTTATGCATGGGATTACATGCGAAGTCGTTTAAGATCTGCATACGCTAAGAACTTAGGTTTATACATGAGGGCAACTACAAACCCCGGAGGGAACGGACATGCTTGGGTTAAAAAAACTTTTATTGACCCAGCACCTGCAGGAACTTCTTTTTGGGCTACAAACGCTGAGACAGGAGATGTTATTACATTTCCAAAAGGTCATAGCAAAGAAGGTCAACCCCTTTTCAAGCGGAGATTTATCCCAGCTAGTCTCTTTGACAATCCATATTTAGCTGAGAGTGGTGATTATGAAGCAATGCTTTTGTCACTACCAGAGCATCAAAGAAAACAACTATTAGATGGTAATTGGGATATTAGTGAAGGGGCAGCTTTTCCTGAGTTTAACAGAGCTGTACACGTCATAGATAAATACAATATACCTAAAGGCTGGGTTAAATTTAGAGCGTGTGACTACGGATATGGTTCTTACACTGGAGTTATCTGGTTTGCTGTAGCACCTGATGAACAGTTGATTGTATACAGAGAACTCTATTGTTCTAAAGTTACTGCTTCTGATTTAGCAGATATGGTTCTTGAAGCGGAACACGAAGATGGAACCATGAGGTACGGTGTGCTCGACTCCTCTTTATGGCACAACCGTGGTGACACGGGACCATCTCTAGCAGAGCAGATGAACATCAAAGGTTGTAGATGGCGACCATCAGACCGCTCTAGAGGCTCCCGTGTCGCAGGTAAAAACGAAATACACAGAAGATTGCAAATAGATGAATTTACTGAAAAGCCAAGACTTGTGTTTATGAACAATTGCACACACACGATAGCACAGATACCAGCCATACCTTTAGATAAGAAGAACCCTGAGGATGTAGATACAAATGCAGAAGACCACTTGTATGATGCATTAAGGTATGGTATAATGACACGTCCTCGTAGCTCACTTTGGGACTTTAACCCAGCAACACAGCGCACAGGCTTTCAAGCAAGTGACGCACAGTTTGGATACTAAGCATGGCAGAAATAGATGAAATGAACTTTGAAACAGACGTGGCAGTAGCTGCAGAGGATAATGAAGATGAAATCTTTGAAAATCCTACAGGTATAGTAGCGTATGTTCACGACAGATACTATCGCGCTGAAACTGCACGATATTCAGACGAGACACGATGGCTTAGAGCATACCGAAACTACAGAGGTATATACGGTCCTGAGGTGCAATTTACTGATACAGAGAAGTCTCGTGTATTTGTCAAGGTAACTAAAACTAAAACACTAGCAGCATATGGTCAAATTGTAGATGTCTTGTTTGGCAATAATAAGTTTCCTCTTTCTGTAGATCCCTCCGTATTACCTGATGGTGTAGCTGAGTCTGTACACATTAACATTGATCCCAAAGCAGATCAAGCAGGAGAGCGCCTAAAACCAGTAACACAAGACACACCACCCAAACCTTATCTTATTGGTCCTGATACACAATTACAACCAGGAGAAACACTTCTTGATTTACAAAATCGTTTAGGCCCTCTAGAAGAAAAACTATCTGCTGTATCAGAAAAAATAGTAGAGGGTTCAGGTACGTCACCCACTACAGTTACTTTCCATCCTGCTATGATAGCAGCTAAAAAGATGGAGAAGAAAATACATGACCAGCTATTAGAGTCAAATGCATCTGTGCATCTACGTGACATGGCCTTTGAAATGTCGCTTTTAGGTATGGGTGTAATGAAGGGTCCGTTTGCTGTAGACAAAGAATATCCTAATTGGAACGTAGATACAGGAGAGTATGAACCCTTAATTAAAACAGTTCCTGAGTGTAGTCATGTAAGCGTGTGGGATTTTTATCCTGACCCTGAAGCAAAGACTATGGAAGATGCAGAGTACGTAGTAGAGCGTCACAGGATGTCACGCACACAGTTACGTGCTTTAGAAAAAAGACCATTCTTTATGCAGGATGGTATTGACATGGCAATAGAAAAAGGCCCAAGCTATGAAGTAAAGTATTGGGAACGTTCTATGGAAGATGACGATACACAGCCAACATCAGAGCGCTGGGAGGTGTTAGAATTTTGGGGCTATGTAGGTATAGATATTTTAGAAGATCAAGGTATTGACGTTCCTGAAGAGTACGCAGGGCTAGATGAAGTCAGTTGTAATGTTTGGATATGTAACGGGGAGATACTACGTTTCGTATTAAATCCATTTAAACCAGCACGTATACCTTACTATGCTACACCTTACGAGCACAACCCCTATAGCTTTTTTGGTGTTGGCATAGCTGAAAATATGGATGATACACAGACTCTAATGAATGGTTTTATGCGTATGGCAATAGACAACGCAGCCTTATCTGGTAACTTGATTATAGAGGTAGATGAAACTAACATGGTGCCGGGACAAGACTTATCTGTGTATCCCGGCAAAATTTTTCGCAGACAAGGAGGGGCACCCGGACAAAGTATTTTTGGCACCAAGTTTCCAAATGTAGCTGGCGAAAACATGCAACTCTTTGATAAAGCAAGGGTGTTAGCTGATGAAAGCACAGGATTCCCAAGTTTCGCGCATGGTCAAACTGGCGTCAGTGGTGTGGGGCGTACTGCTTCTGGTATCTCTATGCTTATGTCTGCTGCTAATGGTTCTATCCGCAATGTTGTAAAGAACGTGGATGACTACTTGATTAGACCTTTAGGTAGAGCATTCTTTGCTTTTAATATGCAGTTTGACTTTGATCCAGACATTCGTGGAGACTTAGAAGTAAATGCATCAGGTACAGAAAGTCTAATGGCAAATGAGGTACGTTCTCAGCGTTTAATGCAATACTTGCAATTAGCACAAAATCCAGTTCTTGCGCCTTTTGCTAAGATGGATTACATCATGCGAGAAATAGCTAAGACTCTGAACCTTCCTCCTGATAAAGTTACAAACTCTATGCAAGATGCTGCTATACAAGCTGAGATATTAAAGGGTTTTCAAGCGCCTCAAGCAGAACAACAACAACCTGAAGGTCAAGGACCGCAAAGTGTAAATGATACCTCAGGCGGTGGTGGTGCACAGATGGGAATAGGCACAGCCCCAGCGCCACAAGAAGAAGGATTTACAGGTAATGTCCCTCAAGCAGTTGGTCAATAACAAACAAATATGGGATTCTTTCAACGAAGAGTTAGATAACCTAATAAACTTAGAGCATAAAAATTTAGAGAGCATTACTGAACCTACGTTCTTACATCGTGCACAAGGTAAAATACTAGCTTTACGACAGCTAAAACTTATGAGAGATAAAGTAAATGGACCTAGAAGAACAGACTGAAGCAATATTTAAAACATCTGGAAAAGACCCAATATCAGGAAATGATGTGCCTGTAGGATCTTTACCTGAAGAAGTACGTGACGATATACCAGCACAACTAAGTGAGGGTGAGTATGTTGTACCTGCAGATGTGGTGCGGTACTACGGAGTTAAGTTCTTTGAAGATTTACGTATGGATGCTAAACGTGGTTTTGCTCAGATGGATGCAGATGGTCGCATTGGTGGTGAGCCTATAGATGCGATGGATATTATTGAGCCTAAAGATGATTTACCATTTGATATAAGTGAACTACAAACTGTAGAAGCTGCAGAGGGAACTTTTGTTACTGGATATGAGGAAGGAGGTATGGCACAGCCTTTTACTCCTGCACTTATAGCAGGTAATTCTGGTGTAACTTATGTAGATTATACTAACGGTACAGACACTATAAAAATACCGTTCTTTAATGGTGTAGCTATGGCTGTCATACCTGAAGGTTACATGCCTGTCAGTGAGTTTGAAGCTAAAAAACAAAAAGCTCAAGAACCTGCACAGCAAGATGATGATGATAAACCTAGAGTACAACCTCCTGAACCTATTGACTTTGAAAGTTTAACTGATGAAGAGTTAGAAAAGATGGTAAACGATCAAACATCCTTTGGTACAGACGATGTTGTAACAGGATTAATGGCAGCTTTAAATCCTATAATGGGATTATTTATTAAAGGTGCTATGTTAAATCAAGCTAAAATGACTAGAAACGAACTAGAAAGACGCATAAACGACAAAACAGGTACTTATTCAGCATCAACAAAATCTAAGTATGAAGAAATGCTAGAGAGATCTAAGAATACAAAAGGCATATTACAAAGTATCTTTGGTAAAAAAGAAGAGGTTAAACCTGAGGAAGAATATACACCTACAGGAGAAGCAGAACCTCCAGTTACAGATAGCGCAACACAACCTATAGTTAGCGTAGAAAAATTAGAAGATGCAGGTGTTGTTGAAAATGTAACACAGGGTGGAAAAGATAAATATAGTGTCAGTAAAATGACATATTCAGACGGCACAGTTACGTACCTTGTAATAGATAACAACACAGGTGAAAGAGCTTTAGAAGGCTTGCAAGAAACTGATCAGTTTGATACACCAGAAGCTGCACAAAAAGAAGCAGATAGATTAGCTGGAAAAGACGATTCTGATGATAAAGAACCAAAGGGCATGTTTACTTCACCTGCACAACCAGAAGGTATGTCTGGTGACTTTAAAATGCCTAGCACTACAATTCCTACAGAAGAAGATGATGACGATGAAGAAGATCCTTTTGACACACAAGCTAGAGCAAGAGCGAGTCAAACAGGAGTGTCTACAGCAGCTGGGCGAAAAAAAGCTAGTATGGCTATAAGAGCTAGGAGTCGTACTGGCTATACAGGAAAAAACTTATCTGGCAAAAGTATGAAAGCAGGTGTAGGAGTTGGATCAGGTAGAGGGGGAAGCGACCTTTTTGGTCCTATGAATAAAGGCGGTCTAGCTTCCAAAAAGAAAAAAACCAAATAATAATAAGGCTACCCTGTTTTAGATTGACAGGCCCCAACATAAGGAATATAATATGGAACAGCAAGAACTAGTAGTGGATTCTTTTGCCCACAAGAAAAATAGATTAAAGATTGAAAAAGAAGAAAAAGAACTAGAAGCTTTACTTAAAGAACACATGGGTGAGCAGGACGATGAAACGAAAACCGAATCCAATGGCGAGGGACTTGAGGAACCCAAAGTACAAACAGAGGGTGATACCAAACAAGAAGAAGCCAAAGGTGAAGCAGAAACACAAGAACCTGAACCTGAGTTAAGCGCAGAAGAAAAATCTTTTAAGAAACGCTATGGTGACTTGCGTAGGCACTCCCAAGAAAAAGAAGACAAGTACAAACAAGAATTAGATAAACTTAAAACACAGTTAGATAAAGCAATAAAGAATGAACTGGTCTTACCGAAATCGACTGAAGAGATTGAAGCGTGGACTAAAAAATACCCTGATGCTGCTGGTTTTGTGGAAGCAATTGCTGAAATTAAAGCTACTGAAAAAGCTGCGTCTTTAGATGAACGCATGAAAGAACTAGAAGAGTTACGCATACAAGCACGTATAGAAAAAGCAGAAGCAGAACTTGCATCTTATCATCCTGACTTTGCTCAAATAAGAAATAGTGATCCGTTTCATGCATGGGCAAAAGAACAACCTAAATGGGTTAAAGACGCTCTGTATGAAAACCTTGATGACGCTAAATCTGTATCGCGTGTTATAGACTTATACAAAGTAGATAAAGGAATTGTAACTAAATCTTCTTCTAATACAAAAGAAAAGGCTGCTGCATCTTCTGTAAAGGCTCGTAAACAAGCTACACCAGAAGCAGACGAGGCAGCAAAATATTTAACTGAATCTGCTGTATCTAAAATGTCCATGAAAGAATACGAAAAACGTGCAGAAGAAATCATGGAAGCACAGCGTTCAGGAAAATTTATCTATGATTTATCACGTTAGCTATTGACAAACAAAATCAAATAGATAAAACTATGCATGTACACAACAAAGTGTGTATGCTACTACATGCAATAAACCACTAAGAACTACCCAAAAGTTTAGGCCCAGCGAGACTGACTACCCTAAAACAATTGGCCTCTTTTCGTGGGTATTGTGTTTTACAACGCCATATCTTATGAAAGGAAACTATCATGGCATTTGCAAAAGCGGCTGGATATGGAAATCTTCCTAACGGAAATTTTTCTCCAGTAATCTATAGTAAGCAAACACAGCTTGCTTTTAGAAAAAGCGCCGTTGCTAACGCAATTACCAATAACGAATATTTTGGTGAGATTGCCCAGCAAGGCGATACAGTCAGGATCGTAAAAGAGCCTGAGGTATCAGTGCAAAGTTACGCACGAGGTACCACCATTCAAGCACAAGACCTTGACGATGAGGACTTCTCCTTAGTCATTGATAAAGCTAATTATTTTGCTTTTAAAATGGATGACATAGAGGAGGCTCACAGCCACATTGACTTCATGCGTCTTGCAACAGATCGTGCAGCTTATCGTTTGGCTGATCAGATGGATCAAGAAGTACTTGGTTATCTATCAGGTTTCAAACAAACAGCTAATCACGCTGTAGCGTCTACTGCAAACGATGTTGTAAATGGCAGCAAAGCTGTTTCAACTGCAGGTTCAGATGAATTGCTATCAAGCATGAAGCTGAAAAAAGGTGACTTTGGTAACATCACAACAGGTTCTGCTGGTGATCACTCCATTCCACTTGCTGCACGTTTGCCTGGTGCAACTGCTTTGTCAACAACAACGGCTTCACCTTTGCAGGTTATTGCAAAGATGTCTCGTAAGTTGGATCAGCAGAATGTAGACACTCGTGGGAGATGGCTGGTCTTGGATCCTGTATTTGTCGAGATTATGAAAGATGAAGACTCACGCCTTCTAAATTCTGATTTCGGTGGGGCTGGACTACAAAACGGTCTAGTTATTAATAACCTACATGGCTTCCGTGTATATGTATCAAACAACCTGCCTTCAATAGGTACAGGCCCTGATACAACAGGAAATGCGAACCAGAACACCAACTTTGGTGTGATTGTCGCAGGTCATGACTCAGCAGTTGCTTCTGCAGAGCAGATCAACAAAGTTGAGACATACCGTGATCCTGATTCCTTTGCGGATATATGTAGGGGTATGCATCTCTATGGTCGCAAAATATTGCGTCCTGAGGCTATCATCACAGCTAAATATAACGCAGCGTAAGGGGGATTGAATTATGGCATTAGGTGATAACACACTCCAAGCGGCACGAGGTAACACACAACGTGGACGCAACCCTTATTATGTTCAAACTGTATTGAACTTAGCAACAGCTTTGTCTGATAAAGGTTCTGCTCTTGCAGCATCAGACGTTGTTCCTGTAATTGCTGTACCTAAAAATACAATGATCTTAAACGCAGGTATTGAAGTTGATACAGCATCTGATGGTTCTACTTTTACTGTAGACCTTGGAACTGGTGTTGATGCTGATTGTTTTGTTGATGGATTTGATGGTACATCATCAGCAGCAGTTGTTGCACAAAACCCTGCAGCCTATCAGCCTTTGATGGCTGTGGCGGCTGACAACATTGACATGACAATTGCTTCATTGTCAGGCGGTGCTGTTACTACAGGTAAATTTCGTATTTGGGCTGTCCTAATGGATTGTTCAGATATGGGGCAAGACATGACTGCTCAAGAAGTAGATCGTGACACACTTGCATAAACAAGTTAAACTTTGGGGCTGGCTAGGTGCTGGCCCCATTGCGCTTAATTAAAGGATACCATTATGGGAATTACTACAGCAATGTGCAACTCATTCAAGCAAGAACTGCTAGGGGGTGTTCACGATTTAGATACACACACTCTTAAACTAGCTTTGATTAAAGCAAGTCCTACAGAAAATTATGGTAAGAATACTACAACATATGATGGATCTAGTGGTGGTGATGGAACTTCTTTAACACAAGGTACAAATGATGAAGCATCAGGAACTAACTATAGTACAGGTGGTATTACACTTCAAAATCCTGTTATTGCATTAGATAGTGATACAGCTACCTTAGACTTTACAACTAATCCTCAACTTTCTTCTGCAACAATATCAGCAGATGGTTGTTTAATATACAATTCTAGCGCTAGTAATAAAGCAATAGCAGTAATTGACTTTAGTGGTACTAAAACTTCTACTAACGGTGATTTTGTTATTACAATGCCAACAGCAAACGCATCTAGTGCTATAGTGCGTATTGCGTAAGGAGCACTTAAATGGCTCTAGTAGTTAAAGATAGAGTAAAAGAAACTACTACAACTACGGGCACAGGCACAGTAACACTTGCTGGTGCAGTAGCAGGGTTTCAAACTTTTACCTCTGTTCTATCTAATAGTGATACAACATATTACTGTATCGTGCACAGAACTACATCAGAGTTTGAGGTAGGTCTTGGCACGTTTACCAGTTCAGGAACTACTTTAGCTAGAACAACTATTTTAGAAAGTAGTAATAGTGGCAATGCTGTTAATTTTACATCAGGCACTAAAGATGTATTTATTACTTACCCTGCAGAAAAGTCTGTATTCCTAGACGCTAGTGATGTACTTTCTGTAGGTAATATCTCTACCTCTGGATATTTAAGAGGCCCATCCACATTTACTATAGATCCATCTACACACGGTGACAACACAGGTACGCTTGTGATTGCTGGTAACTTGCAAATTGACGGTACTACCACTACAGTTAATTCAACTACTATGACTGTAGATGATCTCAATGTTACATTAGCTAGTGGTGCAGCTAATGCTGCTGCAGCAGATGGCGCTGGGTTGACAGTAGACGGTGCATCTGCTACACTTACGTATGCTGCCACAGGAGACAAGTTTTCTTTTAATAAAAACTTAGATGTAAGCACCACAGTAACAGCTACAACCTTTGCAGGACAACTTAGTGGTACAGTTGCAAGTGCTACTACAGCTACTACTCAAAACGCTAGTGACAATAGCACCAAGCTTGCTACTACAGCGTATACTGATAGACAAGCCTCAGATGAAGCTACAGCTTTGGCTATTGCGTTAGGATAATATTATGGCAAATACTTTTAAGAACTATGTTTCAGCAAGTATAGGTACAGGTGCTACAACTGTATATACAGTCCCTTCATCTACTACAGCAATTCTCATAGGTTTAAACTTAGCCAATAGAACAGGAAGTCAAGTTCTAGTTGACGTACAATTAGGATCAACATACATTGTAAAAGCTGCTCCTGTACCATCAGGGTCAGCTTTATCTGTTTTAGATGGTAAGATTATAGCGGAGACTACTGAAACAATTGTAGTTACATCAAATACTGCATCTTCTATAGATGCGATTGTGTCTGTTCTGGAGCAAACCTAATGGCAGGATATATTGGAAATAGGGCTGTTGCGTTAAGCACCACGGCTGCAAACGTGACGGGTACGGTTACAGCAGGTGCGTTAGACATATCTGGTGATACAGATGTAGATGGCACAACAAACCTAGACGTTGTGGATATTGATGGCGCTGTAGACATGGCATCTACTCTTGCCGTTGGTGGGGTTGTTACTGCTAACGCAGGAGTTGTTGTAGACAATATTACGATAGACGGCACAGAGATAGACCTATCTTCTGGCACTCTTACCTTAGACTCTGCTGG